ACGAAACATCTCTTGAAGATGCTTTGATCAACATCGCAGGTTATGTTGATGAGCGTGGTCTGAAAGTTGCCCTACGCGGCATGAAGTTGATCATCCCACGTCAACTGCAATTCGTTGCAGAGCGTTTGATGGTTTCTAACTTGCGTGTTGGTACAGCGGACAACGATGTAAACGCACTGCGTTCAATGGGAATGTTGCCTGAAGGCTATGCCGTCAACGACTTCCTGACTGACCCTGATGCGTTCTTCATCAAAACAGACGCTCCTCGTGGTTTCGTCCACTTCGAGCGTACTCCGATGTCGACCAACATGGAAGCAGACTTCGACACAGGTAACATGCGCTTCAAAGCGCGTGAGCGTTACAGCTTCGGGTTTTCTGACCCACGCTGCGTTTTCGGTTCACCTGGCGCGTAAACTATGGTACAGAGGGGGTGTTCACACATGTGAGCGCACCCTCCCTGTGACTGGGGGCTACTTCGGTGGCCCCCTTTTCTTTTATTCATTGTACCTCTGCCAATGGTGGATACGGTGGCAGTTTGAGCACAGAGGGATGCATTTTGCAGCTTCTTCGTGGGCCTTTTTCCATCGACCTGCCCTCACATAATCGCTGACTTTAGTCTCGCCTTCCGATTCTGGGTGGTGAAAGTCGATTATAGCAGGGTGGCTTGCTCCGCAAAACTCACACGCCAGAGTGGCTTTATATTCTTGCCACTCCCGACGTTGATCTTTTTTGCGTTGTGCAGATCGATCAAGCGTGAGTTTTTTGTTGCGCTGATACCAATCAGCACCGTATTTCTTGCTATATGCTTTTCTCTTCTCAGGGTCTTTGTAAGGCACTGAGATTTCCCGTGTTGGCTACATTGGTCTTTTAATTTGTACCATAGTTGTGTAACATATAAAACATCCCTGACAGCTGCATGGTGCAGCTGACACTAGCCACGACAGGAGATCCATATGGCTAACACAACTTTTAACGGTCCGGTTCGCTCCGAGAACGGATTTCAAACCGTAACCAAAGACGCGACAACTGGTGCAGTAACTGTTGGCACCACTGTTGGTTCTGACGTAACAGTTGGCGGTGATTTAACCGCAGCTGGGTCAGCGAATGTCATCGTAATTCCTACATCTGATCCGGGTGTTGCAGGAGCAATTTGGAACGACGCAGGCACTCTTTCTGTTTCTGCCGGTTAAGGAGATAATCCATGGCTGGTCCAGTAACAGCATATAACTGGGTTCAAGGGACGACGGCTGCGGTTGTTGGTCCCTCTCGCTCTCGTTTACGTCAGGTCGTGATTTACGCGGCAGCTGCTGGTGCGTTCACGTTGAAAAACGGTGACACCAATGGCGAGGTGATTTTGACACAGAAGTTCCCTACGGGACACCATGTCATGAACATCCCTGATGACGGCATCATCGCAAGCAGTGGTGTATACGTCGACGCGTTTACGGGCACAGCGAACGAACTCACGATCATCCTATCGTAGGAGGTCGAGATGGTTCACGACATCCGGTCCATAACTCAGGTCGGAACATCTGAGCCATTTGAGCTACAGGTGGCTCGGGGCCAGATCCCGGGCCACTCTGTAATCCACGTTTTTGGTCACAACCCCGACGTAGATAACGGCGTTGAGGCTACTGTTTGGCCCATCCCCGGGGCGACACTGGGCCACCCTGTTTCTCCTACGATTATGAAGATCAGTTCATCCAGCGCCGATGACACCGCTGCAGGAACGGGCGCGCGCACTGTTTATATTTTGGGAATCAACGGAACTGGTGGCTACAGAGATGAGATCGTGACCTTAAACGGTCAAACGGCGGTTAACACTGTAAATGAGTATGACGCCATTGAGCGAATGCAGGTTCTCACAACAGGCTCCGGCGAAGTAAACGCAGGAATAATCTACGCAGGCACCGGAACAGTAACCTCTGGTGTACCCGCTGTGCCGTACAGCGCCATTGGAGTTGGCGACAATACATCTCTTGTGGGCCACTGGACATGTCCAACCGGATACACTGGGTACTTGGTTAAAGGCAAACTTACAACAGGTACTACTACCGCCAGTCAGTACATCCTCGGAAAACTGAAGCTGCGCGACACAAACGGCCTGTCCTACACAGCCGCGATCACCACATTAGCCGACGGCACCGCGTGGTATGACTTTGAATATCCGATTAAGATCACGGCAGGTCAGTGCATCACGGCTACGGCAACAGGGCGCGGCAACAACAACGACGTCTCTTGTTATTTTCAGATTGTTTTGATCCAAGAGAGAGGTCCGCTGTAATGGCTAAGATCGACAAGTCCAAGATGAAATGCAACAGCCCGAAGCGCCAGGTTTCAGGCGGAAAAAAATTTGTTGTGAAAGCCTGCGATAAAGGCAAAGAAAAGATTATTCGTTTTGGCGACGCCAATATGACGATTAAAAAGTCGAACCCCGAGCGTCGTAAGTCGTTCCGTGCCCGTCATGGGTGTGACAAGGGTAAGTTGGACAAGATGAAGGCCAAGTACTGGTCGTGCAAAATGTGGTGAAGTAATGTCTGAAAAAGAGCTACAAGATGATGTTCATGATATCGATAAGCGCCTAGTCCACATGGAGGCGTTAATGCAGACGATGAAAGATAATCATCTGTACCACATTGAAATGGACATGAACGAGATGAAGAGCAACATCTCAAAAATCGACAACCGTATATTCTACGGTGTTATAGCTTTTTTCTTCCAAGTCATCCTTATCGGTCTTGGTGTTATAGGCTACTTATCAAGTCTAGTTATGGGATAGAGACAATGACTATGATGCGTGGTAGTATGAACAAGCAAATTACGGAGGCTCCGATGGGTCAAAAAGGACTTTGGCACAACATTCAAGCTAAGAAAAAACGTATCGAAGAGGGCAGCGGTGAGCGCATGCGTCGTAAGGGCGAGAAGGGTGCTCCCACTGAGGAAGCGATTAAGCAGTCGCAAGGTAAGGCCAAAGGTGGTATGGTCCGGTATAAGAACGGCGGCTGCGTAATGGCTGGTCGCGGTGTTCGCAACACACATATGGGGTAAGTAGATGGCTACTTCAGGTTCAAGAGACTTTAACATGGATGTCGGCGAGATCATCGAGGAAGCGTTCGAACGCTGTGGCCTTGAGGTTCGCACGGGCTATGATGCAAAGACAGCACGTCGGTCTCTGAACTTGATGTTCGCAGACTGGGCAAACCGTGGCCTAAACCTCTGGACGGTTAAGCAGGGCACGGTCACCTTGACGCAGGGTCAAGCACAAGAGACGTTGACCTCGGATGTTGTAGACATCTTGGAGGTTATACTGCGTCGTGCTGGTACAGACTATGAAGTGGAACGGATCAGCCGTGGTGAATACGCTACGCTGCCGAACAAAACCACGCAGGGTCGCCCAAGTCAGTTTTACTTTGACCGTCAAATTGATCCGGTAATTAACCTGTGGTCTGTGCCTGAGAACTCGACGGATCAGTTGCTTTACTATTACGTTCAACGGATCCAAGATGCTGATGCCCTTGTCAATACTACTGATATGCCTTTCCGTTTTTATCCTTGTATGGTGGCGGGGCTAGCATATTATATTGCGATGAAGCGTGCACCAGAGCGTGTTCAGTTATTGAAGGCTGTGTATGAGGAAGAGTTCCAGCGTGCAGCGGACGAGGACGAAGGCCGCACACCGTTGAAGCTACAACCTAGCTTGAGTTATTTGAGGGTCTAATGGCATACGCTAGCGGTAAACATGCTTGGGGGATTTCTGATCGGTCAGGTCGCCGTTACCGTCTTCGTGAGATGAAGAAGGAGTGGACAGGTGCGCTTGTCGGCCCGGATGAGTTTGAACCAAAGCATCCGCAGCTGTACCCACCCAAGGCGTACCCAGATCCACAGGCGCTTCGGAGTCCGCGCCCAGACACAAAAGAAGCTGTTCAGGCCTACGTCGGAGTGCCGTTGGTTGAGAACCCAAAGCTATCCAGCCCTAGAGGGGTTGGTCAGACAGGTCAGGTTTCTGTTGTGGCAGGTGTAGGTGTCGAGATCACGACGACGGGCGAAGAGTCTACAAGTGAAATTGGAACAGTAACGGTGAATACGCCATGAGTTTTACATACGCACAACTGAAACAAGCCATTCAGGATTATACGGAGAACGATGAAACGTCTTTCGTAAACAACCTGCCTTTATTTATTCGCCAGGCAGAAGAACGGATCCTGAAGGGTGTTCAGCTTAACTTGTTTCGCAAGAACGCGACAGCGAGTACGACTGCTGGCAACAAATACATAGCATGTCCGACAGACTTCTTAGCTCCCTTCTCGTTGAGTTTGGCTGGGGCAGACGGAGATAAATTCTTTGTGGACTTTAAGGATGTAAGTTTCATTCAAACGTACACACCGGATGCGACAACAACAGGTGCGCCTCGTTACTACGGTCAGTTTGATGTGGACAACTTTATTTTAGGTCCTACACCTGATACAACCTACACAGCTGAACTGCACTACTTCTACCGCCCACTAAGCATTACGGCAGGTGCGGAGGACGAGACTACTTGGTTGAGCACAAATGCAGAGTTAGCGTTGCTATACGGTTCGTTGATTGAAGCGTACATCTACATGAAGGGTGAACAGGACGTCATGGCGATGTATAATCAAAGGTTCCAAGAAGCTGTAACTGGTGTTAAAATGCTGGGTGAAGCTAAAGAAACATCTGATGAATACCGCACTGGTATGGTTAGAAGGCAGAAACAATAATGTTTGAGTTCAAACTAGATGTACCGAAGGACACTCCGGTTGTTGGGGTTAAGACCACGGAAAACCGTGGGTTTACCCCTGAGGAGCTTTCGGAACAGTGCGTAGAAAAAATTATCTCGGTTTCCGATACCGCCCATCCTGGGATTCGGGACCAAGCTCGTGCTTTCTCAAAGCACATCGAAAAGCTGGTTGCATTTTATATGCGGCAGGCTATTCGCAGCGACCGCACAACTGTGTATAATGCACTTAATGATGCGGGACATCCCGATCTGGCTGAACTTATAAGGAGACTTTAACATGGCCTTTACAGGAAACTTTATGTGTACCTCTTTCAAGGGTGAACTCCTGACAGGTACACACGATTTTACAAACGGAACTGGCAACACGTTTAAGATTGCATTGTACACCAACAGTGCTTCTTTCACTGCAGCAACTACAGCGTACACCGCGACTAACGAGGTTAGCGGAACAGGGTACACTGCAGGTGGTGAAGCTCTTACCAACGTAACGCCAACAACAAGTGGTACTACAGCGTATACAGACTTTGCCGATGTGACTTGGTCGTCTGCTACAATCACTGCTCGTGGTGCGTTGATCTACAATGACACTGTTGCAGGTGATCCATCTGTTGTTGTTCTGGATTTTGGTTCAGATAAATCCTCAAGCGCGGGTGACTTCCAAATTGTCTTCCCAACTGCGGATGCGTCTAACGCTATTATCCGGATTGCCTAATGCCTACTTTAGCGAACAGGGTTCGGGTTACTACGTCTACGACCGGAACAGGAACAATTACTCTGGGGGCCGCTGCGATAGGCTTCCAGAGTTTTGCTGCTGGCGGCGTGGCGGACGGCGATACTGTTCGTTATGTAATAGAAGACGGTGCTAACTGGGAAATAGGCAGTGGAACCTATGGGTCTAGCGGTCCAACATTAACACGCACGGTTGATGAAAGCTCAAATAGCGGCGCTGCAATATCTCTATCGGGCGCTGCAACAGTGTTCATCAGTGCCGTTGCTGGTGACATCGTACAACCTGCGCAAGCCGTTGCTTACGCAAACCTACTGGGGTGACTTATGGCTAATCCAAATTTACTAAACTTGAGTAGTATAACCGCCCATAATACTCGTGAGGTTATAAGTACGAGTACTTACATCATCATGGCTGCTACTCCGACT